GGAAGTGATGCTACAGTCACTGATCCAATAGGACTTGATTACTATCATGTAAAGGTCGATATGTCTTCTGGAACAAATACTACAGATAGACAAACTGGTTCTGGTCTTCCAAAACTATTCTTCACACAAAATGGCAAATTTGGCGAGAAAGAAGTAAATGCAACTTATAATGTTGCATTTGATTTAATTACACCAAATTTTGGAATCATTTCTCCAAAATTTACTGCAACTTCAGCATCAGTCAGAACTGTTTCTGGAAAGAGTATTGATGGAAATGAGTCTCCATATGAAGATAAAGGATTCCAGTCCATTTCACTAGTAAATCAATCTGCATATTTCGATTCCCCTCGCATAGTTGCATCAAAGGTAAATGAAGATTCTAGACTAACTTCTCTACCAGGAAATAAGTCATTCACAATGAATATTAATTTGATCTCTTCCAATTCCAAAGTGTCTCCATGCATAGACTTGAACAAAACAAGTGTTATCTTTACAACTAATAGAATCAACAATCCAGTATCAGATTATACTGCAGATTCAAGAGTTAATACTTATTATGATGATCCAAACTCTTGCGTATACATTTCAAACCCAGTATCTCTAAAGAATCCAGCAACTGCAATAAAATTACTGGTATCTGGTTCAATTCATGAATCCAATGACATCAGAGGATTCTACTCAATTCAAAATGATATAAATGAAGATCCAATTTTTATTCCTTTCCCAGGATATGAAAATGTGGATTCTGTGGGTAGAAAAATAAATCCAGCTGCAAGCAATGGACTGCCAGATACATTGACTCCTAAAAATTCATCATATGAGTTTCTACCAACTCCAAATTCTTTTGTTGAATATGAATTTTCTGATGATAACCTACCTAACTTCAAAATCTTTAGAGTTAAGTTAATTCTCACTTCAACAAATCAGGCATATCCACCAATTATCCAAGATCTAAGAGCAATTGCTTTAGCATAAGATGAACTTAATACCTGTAGAGGGCGAGAGAAATCTCGCCCGTGATATGAGGACAAACGCCATCATTAATACAAATGAACAAGAATATAATGCATATCTTGCGAGAAAAAACTCAACAACAAATGAAAAACAAAGAATTGAAAATTTGGAAAATCAGATCAGTGAAGTTAAAGATGATTTGAATGAGATAAAAATGTTACTTAGGAGATTATCAAATGGATCCTGATTCAATAAAGTTAGATGATTTATCAAAAAATTTCGAATACACCAAAGCTTGTATAGAAATAGACTCTATAAATGATATAGAAGAATTGAAAAATATAAGTAAAGCATATATGAAATTATACATGAAACAGCAGGAAGTACTATCAGATTTATTCTCTCAACCAAATCATAAATAATTTCAAGAGGTATTAGATAAATGGCGCAACCTTCTTCTAGACAAGGACTAATAGATTACTGCAAAAGAAAACTGGGTGCGCCGGTTTTAGAAATTAATGTTGCAGATGAGCAAATAGATGATTTGGTAGATGATGCAATACAGTTTTTTCAAGAGAGACATTTTGATGGTGTTTCTCAGATGTATTTGAAATATCAAATCACACAGGACGATATTGATAGGGGAAGGGCTCCAAATGGAAATAATCCAAGTGCGGGAATAGTTACATCAACAGCATCAACATCTATAAATGGTTCTACAGTAACATTTGATTATAAGGAAAGTAGCAATTACTTACAAGTACCACCCTCAGTTATTGGCGTAACAAAAGTCCTTCATTTTGATGGAACAAACACTGTCACCAATAATATGTTTAGTGTGAAATATCAACTATTCCTAAATGACATTTATTACTGGGGGTCAACAGAACTGTTAACTTATGCAATGGTCAAAACTTATCTTGAAGATATGGATTTTCTTTTGACCACTCAAAAGCAAATTCGTTTTAACCAAAGAATGGATAGGTTGTATCTTGACATCGACTGGGGAAGTGTGAATGTCAATGATTATCTAATTATTGATTGTTATCGAACATTGGATCCAAATGATTTTTCTAGGGTTTGGAATGATTCTTTCCTAAAACCATATTTAACAGCACTTATAAAACGCCAATGGGGACAAAATCTTATCAAATTTCAGGGAGTAAAACTTCCTGGTGGAGTAGAGTTAAATGGTAGGCAAATATATGATGATGCTCAAAAAGAACTTGATATGATCATGGAAAAAATGTCGAATACTTATGAACTTCCACCTCTAGACATGATCGGTTAATAATATGCTCAATCCATTTTTTCAACAAGGTTCAAAGACAGAACAAGGACTAATACAAGACCTGATCAACGAACAATTGAGGATGTATGGAGTTGAGGTTTATTATTTGCCCAGACAATATGTTACTGAAAAGACAATAATAAAAGAAGTTATAGAGTCTAAGTTTGATAATGCATATCCAATAGAGGCATATGTTGATACTTATGAGGGATATAATGGGTTAGGAACATTGATGTCAAAATTTGGAATCCAAGAAATGGATGATTTAATTTTGACGATATCGAGAGAAAGATTTGAAACTTACATAACTCCACTGATTAAAGATGTTTCAAATGTAAAGCTTTCATCAAGACCGAAGGAAGGAGATTTAATTTATTTTCCTTTGGGGGATAGATTATTTGAAGTAAAGTATGTCGAACATGAAAAACCATTCTATCAATTGCAGAAGAATTATGTTTATCAATTAACATGTGAACTCTTCAGATATGAGGATGAAATCATTGACACCAGTATTGAAGAAATTGATGACAATACCGTAGATCAAGGTTATACACAAACATTAACACTTGTTGGTAGTGCCTCTACATCCACAGTTATAACAGGAATATTAAATGGTGGTGTAAGAAAAATAACTCTCACAAATAGAGGGAGTGGATACACTTCTATACCTAGAGTTGCAATTTCCTCTGCTCCAGCTGGTGGTTTAACCGCTGTTGGTGTTGCAACCATGATTTCCGGAATTATTGATTGCAATGGAGTAACATCGGATAAAATACAAGGAGTTGAAATAGTAAATCCTGGATACGGTTACACTGTTGCCCCAGGAATTTCATTTATTGGTGGTGGAGGAGTTGGTGCTGCAGCCACTACAGAAATTGCAGATGGTGTTATTGGAATAATAACAATTACAAATGGAGGATCTGGATATACATCTCCACCAGTTGTAACTATCAGTTCTCCCGGAATAGGAACAACAGCTTCTGCATTTGCTGTAGTAAGTGCTGCAGGAACAATTACATCTGTAAGGATTGTTGATGCTGGTGTTGGATACACAGTTGCACCAACCATAACCATTGCGTCTCCAATTATTGGTAGTGGAAATACAGCATCTTATGTTTTCAATGAAATTGTTACTGGATCAGTAAGCGGAACAACAGCAAGGGTAAAAACATGGAGTTCTATAACCAATGTTCTAGAAGTCTCTGTAATCTCAGGTTCATTTGTTTCTGGTGAAAATATTGTTGGAACTGCAAGTAGTGCTACAAGACTTCTTAAAACTATCGATACGGACGATATCAACGATCCATATGCCCAAAATGATGTAATAGAAGATGAAGCGGATCAAATAATTGATTTTTCTGAGAAAAATCCTTTTGGTATGCCTTGAAACATAAATAACACTAAGGTTTTGTTAAGTACTTTACAAAAATTTTTAAAATGTTTGAATATTTCTATCATGAGATATTAAGAAGAACTGTTATTTCTTTCGGTTCTCTATTCAATAATATTTCAATTAAACACACAAATAATTCTGATGAAGTTGTCAGTGTTATTAAGGTTCCTTTAGCATATGGACCAACACAAAAGTTTTTGGCAAGACTTGAACAATCTCCAGATTTAAATAAACCAGTCCAAATAACTTTACCAAGAATGTCATTTGAATTCATTGGTTTAAGTTATGATCCCCAAAGAAAGGTAACACAAACTCAAGCATTTATAACTGCACCAACATCAAATAAAACTCAAGAAAAAAAGGCATACATGCCAGTTCCATATAATATGCAATTTGAATTGAGTATTATGACAAAATTAAATGATGATATGCTTCAGATCGTTGAACAAATATTACCGTATTTTCAACCATCTTATAACATGTCTATAAATCTTATTGAAGAAATTGGAGAAAAGAGAGATATTCCAATTGTTCTTGATAACATCACAATGAGTGATGATTATGAGGGAGATTTTAGCACTAGAAGAGCATTAATTTATACTCTAAGATTTACTGCAAAAACATATCTTTTTGGTCCTGTACTTTCTGCATCTTCCGATATTATTAAAAAAGTTTCTGTTGGTTTTATTGCAGCATCTTCTTCTGGAGCAGATTCAAAGGCTGGTGCAAGAGATCTTACATATTCTGCAGAACCAAGAGCTGTTAAAAATTACACAGGAACTGTTACAACAAGTTTGGTTGGAGATATTGGATTATCCGAAACTCAAATTACCGTAGGGGACGCATCATCAATTCCAGAGAACACATATATTATTATTGACAATGAAGAGATGTATGTAGATTCAAAATCTGGAAATACTCTCACTGTCATAAGAGGATCAGATCAAACAACAGTATCTAACCATGTTTCTGGTGCAGATATTAAGAAAATAACAAACCAAGATGACCAATTGATTGAGGTTGGAGATGATTTTGGATTTAGTGGCGGATTCTCATGAAAATGACAAAAAAATTTGATGACCTAAATGAGACATTCAATGTTTCCGGAGAAATTGTAGAAAGGCAAATAGATCCAATCGAAAAGGTTGAAAAAGTAGCATCCTCCTTAGAGGATGTCAAAAAAGATTATGAGTATACTAGAGGTAATTTGTATTCTTTGATTGAAAAAGGTCAAGAGGCAATTAATGGAATTCTTGAATTAGCTCAAGAAAGTGAAATGCCAAGAGCATACGAAGTTGCAGGTCAACTTATTAAAAATGTTGCAGATGCTACAGACAAACTCATGGATCTTCAGAAAAAACTTAAAGATCTTGATGAAGATAAGAGTATTAAAGGACCAACAAATGTCACGAATGCATTATTTGTAGGTTCAACAGCAGAGTTAGCCAAGTTACTTAAAAAACAATCTACCGATGAAAACATTTAAAGAGTTTCAAGAGGAGTGGAGTAATAAATATAAAAAGAACATTGATTGCTCAAATCCAAAAGGATTTTCTCAACGCGCTCATTGTGCAGCGAGAAGAAAGAGAGCTAAAGGTGAAGAAACTAAGTCAAAACCAGTTGAATGAAAAATCAAAAGTTTTCACATAAAACTCCACATCTAAAAGGAAAACAACATCAGTTGGATCCTAACTTAGATTTAAAACAATTAGTACATCACGCTTCTGCAGAATTTGTAGATCGTGATGCTGATGGCGATGTGGATGTTTATGATAATCCAAAAAAGAAAACTCCAGATGAAAATCCAATTGATATTAATGTTGGGGCATTGTCTAAAAAACTAATTGCAAAACAAAAGGGCGAATTGAAACATACTAAAAGAGGTATGGCTTACGAAGATCTTCGTAAGTGGTTTGGAACTGGTGGAGAAGGTGGTGTTGGTGGTGGATGGGATCGCTACAACACAGAAGGAGAAAGAATTGGAAAATGTGCTCGTGAACCAGGTGAGCCAAAGCCAAAATGTTTATCAAAAGAAAAGGCAGCGAAAATGTCTAAAGATGAAATCGCTGCGGCAGTAAGAAGAAAGAGAGAAAAAGATCCAGTAGCAGATCGTCCAGGAAAAGGAGGAAAACCAAAAATGGTATCCAACAAGATTGAAGAACAGTCGGATGAAATGAGATATTGTCCGATGTGTAAAAAGAAAGAAAAAAGAATGGAATGTTCTTATGGACCTGCTATGTGGGAAGCAGTAACTATTGGTGGAGTTACGGAATCTAAAAAACCAGAACCAGATCATGAGCACTCAATGGCAAGATCTGAACTTTCTACTATTGAAAGGGCAGTAAAGCGTCTCAGATCAAAAATGAAGGGAGAAGGTAATATTGAGGCATGGGTTCAATCAAAAATTACCAAAGCAGCGGATTACATCGATGCAGCAGCAGATTATTTGGATAGTGGTGAACATAATGTAGAAGAAGCAAAAGATCCTTGTTGGACTGGCTATAAGCAAGTTGGAATGAAAAAGAAAAATGGCAAAGAAGTTCCAAATTGTGTTCCAGAAGAAGTAGATCTAGAAGAAGAAAATAAACCCACCAATCCAAAACTTTGGGCTAAGTGGAAAGCAAAGGCAAAGGCAAAGTTTGATGTATATCCATCAGCGTATGCAAATGGTTGGGCTGCAAAAGGATACAAATCTGAAGGTGGTGGTTGGAAATCAGTTTCGGAAGAAACCAAAGTTTGTGAAGTATGTGGAAAGTCACCTTGTGAATGTTCTCCAAAGAGACCAATGGGAGGAAGTTCTGCAAAACCAGGACCAAATAAAAATTATGTGAAACCAATGGGTGAGTCAGTTAGAATTCCATCGAAAACAGGAAATATTATTCTGGTGACTTTAAGTTGGAGAGGAAAGTATTTTATGATTAAACTATTTTTCCCACAAATAACAAAACCAACTCGTCAAGAAGTTCAGGACCAAATTGAAAAAGTTTATCCTGGTTCTAGAGTTCAATCATATTATGTTTCTGACATTAAACCGGGAGAACAATTTTTACAGATAGAAGATTGGCAAAAAGTAAATCGTCAAGATAAGACTGATGGTTTAAGTCAAAAAGCAGTTAATGCATATCGCCGCGAAAATCCAGGTTCTAAACTACAAACTGCAGTAACTGAAAAAAATCCATCTGGAAAAAGAGCAGAGCGTCGTAAGTCATTCTGTCGTCGCATGAAAGGAATGAAATCAAAACTAACTTCTTCTGAAACTGCAAGAGATCCCGATTCAAGAATCAACAAGGCCCTTCGTCGTTGGAACTGCAATTAAAATGAAAAGTTTTAAGCAATTTCTATCAGAGTCAGTAAATATCTCTGGAGATTTCAACGGAAATCTTTACATTAATAGTTCGGAACCAGAAGTAACTAAAGAATCTTTTGTTGCTGATGTGGTTTGGGAAGGAAAAATTTATAGGATGGAAGTTGAAGGTACAATGATGAGCAAGAATGATCTTGCAGAACATCTTCAAGGAGAATATCCTGGAGCAATTGTTCATAACATTTATCCAGCATCTCCACAAACATCAAGAATTAAAAATGTACAGAGATATCAACCAGAAAGATTAACTTGGAG